GATATCTAGAGAAGAAATGCCTCAATTCAAAGGAAAAGCGGTAGATGGTAGTAGAGCAGCTGATATGGAAACTGATAAAGATGGTGAGGTAGATACTGAACCTGTATTCAGAGAAATGTTAAAAGAAAAAGGTATTAAGGTATTGCAAACCGAAGTACCTGCTGATAAATTAAAAGCAACTCAAAAAGATTTAGTTGGTGAAAAAGTAATTGGTATGATGGGAGCTCTAGAAGAAGACCCTAATAATCCAAAGATTACTGCACCGATATTTGTGAGTAGGGATGGATTTGTAATTGATGGACATCATAGATGGGCTGCAATTGTAGCATATAATGCTAAGCATCCGGATAATCCAATACAAATGAAATCAACTGTCATTGATATGGATATTAAAGATGCGATTCCAATGGCAAACAAGTTTGCAGAAGATATGGGAATTGCCGCTAAGAAAGCAGATGCTAAAGATGGTGAATTACCTAAACCTAAGAAAGCAAATGAAACTCCAAATACAAGAGTTTATAATGTAGGTGGTAATTATTACTCAGATACTCCAGATGGACCTGCTCAGTATATTAAAACTGAAAGTGTAGTTGAGAAAATATTTGTTGAAGAAGATATTAGATTTTTTAATTTAATATTCGAAGCAGTTGTTACTAAGCAAGATGCGGATGGAAATTCGATTAAATTGACTGTAATTGATACTAAGGACCAGCCAGAGGCAACTGAAAAAGCAGATGAATTGGATTCAAATAAAGATGGTAGTAATGTAACTCCTGTAACTGGTGATTGGGAAGATAAAGCATTCTCACAAATGAATCAACCTAAATATAGTAATTCAATTTTAGATGATAATCTTAAAAAATCGATTTCTACTATAATAGGTAAAATCACATCTGGTCAAGATTTAACAGATGAAGAGAAACAAATTGCAAAAGATTATGTGAAGATTGTGAAAACTGATAAAAAGGTTAAACTTTATATTGCAGCTAAAACTAAAGGAGATTGGCCTCAGGGTGGATACGTTAAAGTAGAATTGGGTAGTGGAAACGATAAGAAAAAATGGGCGGATGAAGCGGCGGCTAAGTATGGTATAACAGCCGGTCAATCATCACAGGGTGCTATTGGTAAAAAACAAATATCACCTGCCAAAACAAATCCAAAAAGAAAGAAAGCTAAAATAGAAGTCATTGATGATAATACTATTATGTTCAATGGCCAAAAAATGGCTAAATTACCTGTATTGACTTTTGATGAAATAAAGGATCAAATCAAATCAGAAAATCCTGGATTAACTGATAAAGAATTAAATAAAAAAGCAGCGATATTAGAAAAGAGAATCAGACGTTATAATGATAATATTGATGTATTTAAAGAAATTGCACAAGAAGGTGGCGGTGAATTTGAATATGTTGATTATGGAGATGTAGATACACCTGAAAATAGAGGTAAGGCTATACAAAATATGGTTGATATAACAATAGCTGATTTCAAAAAAAGATTAGGTGATAAAGCTGATTTGCCTGAAAACAAATTAGTAATGGATTCTATGGAATCTTTAAAGAAATTTGAAGGTGTTGATTTAGAAAAAGATGAAGAGGCTAGAAAAGAATATGAGCAAATCTTATCGGATATAATTGTTCATATGACAAATAGTAAAGATTTTAGAGATGGTGTAGCAGATTTTGCGGAACAAAAGGTGGCAATGGAATTATAGGTAGAGGATATCCAACCTATCTACCATCCGATGAAGCGTTTAAGACCGCCGATGTATTAGTTGCAAATCCAGCTGAATTAAGTGATTTATCTGAAAAATCAAATTCATTGCAATTACTTTATGTTACATTAGAATTCTCCGGTGGAATAAGTGTTAAGTATCAGGGAGGTGGAGCTGGTAATAGTGATGAAAAAGTAAAGAAAACTAGATTTAAAAACAACGAAACCAGAAAAAGATTAAATGGAATGTTAGGTACATATGATTCTATGTATCCTAATGATAGAACCCCTCCTAATTTCCCACCATCACAGGAAACTTTAAATGAGTTAAATAACACTCATGAGGATAATAAAAAATGGGCAATCGAAAATGGTATTGCTACTGAAGAAGAAGTTAAAAAAGCTGAAGAATGGGCGGATAAGAGAATCGAAGCAGTATTAAAAACTTTTGAATCGAATGGTGTAATGGATTGTATGAGTGATGATGAAAAATCTCGTTTCAAAGAAACTATGAGATCTTATTATAGAAACCAAAAGTTAATGGAAGTTATTTATAATAATGATGCAGATTATACAATGTTTGGTAATAGTAATCAGAAGATTAAAGTAAGTAAGGGTAAAGCCGTTGCGAACGAATCTGATGTAGCAGATGGAGTTGAGGATATTTGTTATATGAAGATAAAGGATGATGTTGGATTTAATTATTCTAAACAAGGAGATTGTACAGTTGTAAAACCTTCTAATAGAAATCCATCTGAAATTCATTCACATAAGCCAACTATAAAATAAATTTGGATAATTGAAGATTTTTTCATATATTTGTGAAAACAAAAACATATATGAAAGAAGAATCAGCCGTAGAACATTGTGAAAGAGTTTATCCTGAAATGACTCAGGAATTTAAAATGATATTGGATGAGATGTATGTTACCTTTTGTAAAAAACAAAGGAACTACGGCCCATCCAATATTTCTGTTGGAACATCTTTGCAGACAAAAGAAGATGTAAAATTATCATTAACTGGATTATGGTTCAGAATTAATGATAAGGTTCAACGATTAAAACAATTAGTGGTGTTAGGTCAACCTGATGAAGTTGGTGAATCTATACAAGATACATACGAAGACCTTTCGGTGTATGGTATAATTGCACAATTAGTGAGTAGAGGAAAATGGGCAAAATAAAGGCTAAATATTGGGCAAAATAGAGATTTCGTTTTTATATATTTGTATATATTTATAGGCACAAATAAACCCTTCTCCATCACTCAATGAAACGATTACTAACTAAACTGATTACACTTTTATTCCCACCAAAAATAGGGGAATTTCCTGCTACTCCAAAAGGATTTAATGATGCTAAAAAATGGGCACAATCTCAACCCCATACTTATTCTGAAAATCTAACCCTTTGGGAGGAATTATATGATAGGAATACTGATGGATGGTGGACATTAGCTCAAATTAATGAGCAAAAACGAATTGCGGATAATTATAAGGGAGTAAAAAGTAGTAGAAAATCTACTCAAAAAATACTTCAAAAATAATCCAAAAAATTTGGAACTTAGAGATATATTTCGTATATTTGTATCTCTAAGTTTTTGAATTACGAGTATTTATATTCGTAAGTAATAAACTTAAATTTTAAACCATAAAACAAATAAAGCATGTCAACAAACATTGATGCAATCAGAGCACGCCTTAACAAATTGCAAGGCACACAAAAAACGGCTGACTCTCTATGGAAGCCAACAGTTGGAAAACACCAACTTCGTTTAGTACCATACAAATTCAACAAAGAGATTCCTTTTATTGAATTGTATTTCCACTACAACATTAACAACAAATCTTATTTATCTCCGGCTTCATTTGGAAGACCTGACCCTATCGTAGAGTTTGCGGATAAACTTAAACGTATGGGTGGAAAGGAAGACTACCGCGAAGCTAAGAAAATGGAGCCAAAATTGAGAACTTTCGTTCCGGTTCTTGTAAGAGGATTAGAACATGAAGGAGTTAAATTTTGGGGGTTCGGTAAGACGGTGTATCAAGAATTATTAGGATACTTCGCTGACCCTGATTATGGTGATTTATCACACCCATTGAATGGTAGAGATATTGTTGTTGATTATGCAGCACCAGAAGGTGGAGCATCTTATCCAACTACTACAATCAGAGTTAAACCTAACTCAACAAAGTTGAATGATGATGATTCTAAAATCAGAGAATTATTAGAAAACCAAAAAGACATTACATCTATCTACTCAGAATTATCATATGATGAGTTGAAGAAAATCTTAGAGAATTGGTTAGCGGGTAACACAACTGATGATACCGAAACATCTACTACACAAGAAACTTTGGTAGCTAAGACTGAGAAAGTGGTATCAGATTCTTTTGATTTTGATACAAAACCACATCAGTTGGATGATGAAATTCCTACATCTCCTGCGCCCGTAACTGAATTACCTTGGGAAAATGAAAAACCTGCGGTATCTAAGACACAAGCGGTAGCGGATGCATTTGAAGATTTATTCAAATAATACAAATTAATTTATGGCAAAAAACGATTTAGCAGATATCCTGGTCGATAGTCTGAACAAGAAACAAAAAGACCAGAAAATCGCCTTCTATTTAGATGATGATTCCGAAGGAGCTCCTACCAATGTAAATGGTTGGATTTCTACCGGAGCAGCGATGTTGGATGTGGCTATATCTAACCGACCATATGGTGGTATTCCAGTAGGAAGAATTACCGAACTAACAGGTTTAGAGCAGAGTGGTAAATCATTACTATCTGCTCACCTTTTAGCGGAAACTCAAAAGCAAGGTGGTATTGCAGTATTGATTGATACTGAAACTGCGGTAAGTAGAGAATTCTTTGATGCGATTGGAGTAGATGTATCTAAATTGTTATACGTTTCAGTAGATACAGTTGAAGATATTTTCGAAACAATTGAAACTATCATCGAAAAGGTTAGAGAAAAGGATGCACAAAAATTGGTAACAATTGTAGTGGATTCAGTAGCAGCGGCTTCTACTAAGAAAGAGATGGAAGCTGATTATGATAAAGATGGTTACGCAACTGATAAGGCAATTATCATTTCAAAAGCGATGAGAAAGATTACCAATACAATTGGTAGACAAAAAATCGCAGTTATCTTTACCAATCAATTAAGACAAAAATTGGGAGTAATGTTCGGTGACCCTTGGACAACGAGTGGTGGTAAGGCTTTGGCTTTCCACGCATCGGTTCGTTTAAGATTAAAGAACGTTGGACAAATTAAAACTAAAGTTGGTGGAACGGATAAAGTAGTAGGAATCTCAGTAAGAGCACAAGTGGTTAAGAACCGATTAGGGCCACCACTTCGTTCGGCAGATTTCGATATCTTCTTTGATAGAGGTATTGACAACTATGGTAGTTGGTTGACAGTGATGAAGGAAAATAAAATGGTTAAACAAGGTGGTGCTTGGTATGAATATACTGATACCGATACCGGTGAAGTAATCAAATTCCAATCAAAAGATTTCATTAAGATGATGATGGATAATGTTGAATTGAGAGAGCAGATTTATAAAAGAATTTGTGAACTTACAATTCTTCAGTATAAAAAAGATACTTATGATATCGAAAATATGGAAGTTGATAGTGCATTACCAAATGAAGTAGAATAAGAATGAATAAACTATGGATATTTGGTGACTCATATTCAACGTATAATGCAGAGAGGGAGGCTAATAATGTTTCCCTCTCCATTTATACAAAGTTAGCAAATCATTTGAATTTAATTGAAACGAACCAAGCAATCTCAGGTCTAGGTAACGTTGATATATACAACAATTTATTAAAATTTTTACCTGAATACAATAGTGGAGATTGTATAATTTTTCAATTATCATTTTTAGATAGATTTTCTTATATAGATGAATTAAAGAATAGAGAATTAAATGCTCATGAAAGTGAATTGTATTCAATTGGAAATAGATTCTTTTTACACCCTCAGTACTATCACAATTCTAATAGTAAACTGACTGATACACAACTTCAGGCATTTACAGATTTTATAAAAAATAATAACAATAATCTAATTGATACCTATTTCAAATTTTTTATTCAATTAAAGCACATTGTATTTTTCTTAGAAAAGCATAATGTGAAATTTAAAATATTAATTTTGGAAGAAAGAAATATGGATTATAATGGAGAAAGAATTAGTT